TTGAATCAATTTGTTTTTTCTTTTGTTCGACAATTTTTTTAATGTCCTTGTCGGTTAATTTTTTGTCCTGTGGTATCATTTTATAAAATCGTTAATTACAGTTACTGCATCCTCCACCTTCATCATTCCATTAGTTACAGCCAATACACATCCATCAACCATTGTCTTAAATCCCATCGCTGAATCTTTTGTCGACTTCTGCATACATTCCAAATGTGAATAGTCATAATAGAATTTATATCCATATTTTTCAGAATCAAAAAGAACATCATATGCCTGACTTATTACTTCTGAGTCTGGGATAATGGTATCCTCATAAAATTCAGTTTTGGCTTCTAAATAGGTATTAAATTTTGTTGTATCTGGAAGTCCAATTAAAGGAATTGGAATTCCAAATGCCTGAGATATTGCCCTATGATCTGCATTTTCGCCATCAAATAAACCTAATTGCCTGACATCCATTCCAATTTTGGAAGCGGTTGTTGGATATTTAGAAATCATTGTGCTGAATTGATTGTTTAGCAACCCATAACGCTCATAATCTCGCTGAATTTCAAGTTTTTGTTCGTTGGTAAACTCATTACCCATTCCTAATTCGCCTTTGCCTGCTTGAGGGCTCAACAGTACGTCTGCTCCTCTTCGCTTAATCAAATGGTTTCGGCTTTCCAAAGATCCAATAATATTTTGTATTGGTTTTCTTAACGCATCAATCCTGCTTTTTGGTTGCATTTCAAAACCCTGTGTAAGGTTGCAACTTGTATCTTGAATTTCATAAATCAAATCGGTATCATCGCCATTTAACATAAATGTCATTCCAAAAATAGTAATCGAATAATACCGGATCAATTTTGCTTGGTTGCTCAAAATATTTGAAGGCTTATTGTAGGATATTGTGATACAATTGTTAGGAATGATTATCAGTCCTGTAATTTTATCATAGCCTACCGGCTTCACCTTGTAAACATAGGCAGCACCATATACATTGATAAACGTTTCGAGCGTCCGCTCAAATTGGTTTTTTGTTTGGTATGCGTTTGGCTTCCTGAGTACTTTCATTGCCTCATCAAACGCCTTTGATGTGATTACATTTTCATCTTTATCAACACAAATCAATTTTCCCTTTGTAATTGCCTGAGCTTTTTTATTAATAATTGATTGAAGTGGGGGGCAATTGTCGTATGCTGCTGTCTGAAAAGATGTTCCTATTTGATTAAAAATGTATTTACTATCTGAATTGTACGATCCTGTAAATGCAGAAAATTGGTCATCTGTCATTTTATCCATGTTTGAAAGAGTTAAATTCTCTTTCAATACAGCAAACGCAATTTTCGAAGCATTAACAATGTCTTTTATTTTCACAATTTTCTAATAATTTTTTGGCAAATATAATATTTTAATGAAAAAATACATTTATCTTTGCATTACAAAATTCATTTTAAATCTAATATGTATATGAATCAATACACTATCGCTGAATATAGACGTGAATTTAAGATTGAAAAGAGTAACAGTACAGTGATTCGAATGTGTAAAGGTGGTCGACTCCCAAAAGGACATGTGCCAAAATTGAGAGGTAAAACATATTTGATTAGTGTTGTTGATAATATTGAAACAGATGAGTATCTTGAACCGTATTTACTGGCTATTCGGGAGTATGTGAGTGTGCTGGGTATTCCGTGTAATTTGGAATTGACTACGGAGATCGGGATTAAACACAATGTTCCAAGGCAAAGACTATTAAATGAGATATTAGGATTTAAACAAATATAAATAAATAATACTATGTATGCAATTTTAGACATTGAGACGGGTGGTTTTTCAATCACCAAAAATGGAATTTGTGAAATTGGAATGATTGCAGTCGATGAATCATTTAATGAAATTGATAGGCTTCAATTCTATATTAAACCTTATTTGAGGGATGATTTATCTGAATTGGTATCTTACAAGGACGATGCAATGTTAGTAAATGGTATAATCATGGACCAACTTGAAAATGGCATTGATATTGAGTTAGCATGTGAAAAGATAGTTTCGTTTTTAAATGATAACAAAATTGAACGGTTAATCGGGCATAACTCAGATATATTTGATATTCCGAGAATCGAATACATTTTAAACCGTTTCAAGGGATTGTCAATTTCGGCATATACCAAGCATGATACCATGAAAATGTCAAAGTCTGCATATAATTTAACTTCTTATTCACTTGAAAATCTTTGTAGTGAATTTATGATTACAAATAAAAATTCTCATTCTGCTATCGGAGATTGTGAGGTAACATTAGAAATATTTAAAAAATTAATAAACTAAATACTATGGGACTAATTAAAGATTTATTTTTGAAGGTAGTTAAGAGATATTGCAGGCATAAAGAACAATCTATTATTCATTCGGTTCAACCTAAAAAAGTACACGTAAAAGGATATCCGATTAAACTATTAAGGTATGACATTTATGAAATTAAACGCTGTACTTTTTGTAAGAAAGATATTAAGGAAAGAATTATTAAACATGGGTTAACGGAAAAACAAGCGATTCAGTTTGTTGATGGGAATTAAATTTAAATAAAGGTTATTATTAATTTAATAACCCTTTTTTATAAATAGTTTATTATATCAATTTATTTAATTATATTTGCAAATCAAAATTTGTTGACATTTATTTGAAAGTTTGTAAGACGAGGGTTCGACTCCCTCCACCTCCACACACTTCGCCAGTGTTCCGCACCTGAACTAACATGCGGTAATAAAAATACAAGTGCAGGGTAGTATTAAAATCGGGGGTGTTTGGTTTTGATTATATACAGAGTAGGATAGAAGGAGAATTTTGTAAGCTATAAAAGGCAAAACAATAAACTTTTTTAGACCAACATTAAGAATGGCAGTCTAAACGAACTTGGGGAAAGCGAAAGTTTCCCCTTTTTTATGTGTTATACAACATAGTTTTGTACTTTACTTTTAAGATGTGGGCCGCCGAACATAACACATCAATAGAATCCTTTTTGTGTTTGTTGTCCCCCTCCTTAGAATAGCTCACTAAATCGCTTATAAATGATTTATACTCCGGATTTTGTTCATAGTTAGAATCAAAAACAAAATATTTTTGAACAAATTCATAGTGGGATAGTATGCGAACCTCTTTATTTATGGTAGAGGCGAACCCCCGGAGACGTTGATGTTCATTTAATCTATTTTTTATTAGTAGAATTGCAGCTATTCCTACCCCGTTTGACTCATAATAAAGCTCTTGCAAACCTTGTTCTTTTGTTTTGTATATAATGCGTTCGGTATTGGCTTCAATGCCATAGGTCGAATGTATAACGTCCTTAACGTAACACACAATTGAATTTTCATAAATTGCAACGTGTAAAAATGGGAATGAAAATTTATCTCCCCCGGTATCGGCAGGATCACCCACCCCAAATTTAAAGACGATGTTTTCTTCGGGTATATTGGATAGGTCGGCAAATTTTAACCTTGATTTTGGAAGTAAAACTCCTTCAGGTTCTTGTATCCATCCCCCTAATACAACATTTTCGTATTTAACCGGACTATCAATTTTTAATCGTTCGTAATCTGCCAGGATATTTTTAGGCATTCTTTCATGATCCGCATCAAGGTATGAGGTATGAACATACATAACATTATCCTTAACCATATTTTCACCACCTCCAAGTCCTTTTTTCTCAAAGAACTCATCAAATATCCAATGTTCTTTTGTGGTAGGATTTAAGATTAAGATAGTAAGGTTTCGTTTATTTTCGGATCGTATGGAATAAAATACTTTTTTGAACGTTTCATAGTCCGGTATTTCCTCAGCTTCATCGACAACAAAACAATTAAATCCTGTTAATGATTTTAGGTTAGCTGTTTGTAACGATGATCCTGTTTTGATCCCTTTAAATGCTATCCGGTTTTTTTTTGTTTCGATATGGGTTGCAATATCGGTTACTTTATCCTCATACCCTAACAATGGTATTTTGTCGCTCACCTCAGGCTTTACGGAGTCGACTATTGAAAGATTAGTGTACCGGCAATAAAGGACATTCCAATGATACTCAACCATTGCTATAAGGCTAAAAATGGATACGGTAGATGATTTAAGGGAATAACGCCCTCCTGTCATGATTACTGTATCCACATCCGGAAAATTATTTTTATCGAATAAATCGAATAAAGGTTCAAACTTATAGCTTATATCTATATCATTCATCGGGATTAAATTTCTTAAAAATGATAGTAGGTTGAGTGTTTATTTGTTTTCCAAGAGTTGTTAAATCTACTTTTGTGGGGGCGTCATAGCCAAGTATTTTTGAGAGACTGTCCAAGGATTTTTGTTTGTCCCAAAGTTTAATTTTAACCCACTCTTCTAATATAATACCATCCCCACCATCCGCCCTCCGGGATTCTTTTGTCTGAATTTCGGATATACAGGCGCGCTCGGCATCTGTTAAATTATCAAAATCCTTCAATAACATCCATCCATCTTTCATATTTGCAAATGAAGAGAATGCAATTTTTGAATGTTCATTGATGATTTTTAGTGCTGATATTCCGGCGGTTTCTGCCAAATTATCACGCATATATTTGATACGGTCCTTAATGTAAAGTTTTGTTAAGTTTTGACAACCAATTACTTTTGC